TCAATTAAATCATTATCTAATTTAACCCAACAATTTCTACAAACTATTTTAGAGTTGTTAATAAGTTCTTTTATTTCTACTTGACTTTCTTCGTTTATCCCTACTCTTTTAACCTTTCTTCTTATAGATAAATCGTGAGGATAGAACTTAAGACAGACTGTTTCACTCTCTTTACAGTGAACACAATACTTATCTGCAAGAAAATCATTAAGCCACTTCACTCTTTTACGATAATTGCGTCTTGCAACCTTCTTAATTGTTTCTCTATACTTGATATAGTGTGCGTTTCCCATGATTTTATTTATAAACAACTGGAATATAAAAACTAGTTTGTAAAATTAAAATTTCCTAAATAAAATAAAAACTAACTTCATAGAGGAAAGAGGAGAAAACAATATGTCATTTTTAGTTTCCCCAGGCGTTCATGTCAGAGAGATTGACTTAACGAATGTCGTTCCAACGGTTGCTACTTCTATTGGTGCTATTGCAAGTGCTTTTGAAAAGGGGCCTGTAGGTACTATTGTTAGTATTAGTTCAGAAGAAGAATTAATAAGAACATTTGGTAAACCACAAAACGATAGTAATCAATTTGAAAACTGGTTTGTAGCTGCTAACTTTCTTTCATATACTGACGCACTTCAAGTGGTTAGATGTGAATCTGGTATCACTAATGCAACTGCAAATGGTGCTGGTATATTAATCAAAGATGATGACCACTACGATAACGATTTCGACAATGGTCAAGGTTCTGTTGGAGAGTGGTCTGCAAGAACTGCTGGAACACATGGAAATGCTATCGGTGTTTCAATATGTGCGAGTGCAACTGCATACGAACAAACTGCTGTAACCACAACTTCAGGTTTAGAAGCTGCTGGTCAAACAGTTATATCAGTAACAGATGAATCAGTATTTAATGTAGGAGATATTGTTAACTTCGGTGAAACAGGTAATATCGAATACGAAACAACTTCAATAAGTTCTAGTGATAGCACAATCACAATTAAATTGTTAGATGATGTAAATGGTGGTGGACTACAAAATCAAATATCATCTGGAACAAACATCAGACGAAGATGGAGGTTCTATGATTTATTTGACGGTGCTCCAGGCACTTCCTCTTATGCAACAGAAAGAGGTAGAGGAACTAATGATGAGATGCACATTATAGTTTACGATTACACAGGTTTACAATCTGGGTTTGATGTAGACTCAAATGGTAATAGAACAAATGGTATTTTAGAATCTTATGCAAATCTATCAAAGAACATAAATGCAAAATCACCACAAGGTGATAGCATCTATTATCCTTATGTAATCAGAAAACAATCTTCATTTGTTTATTGGACAGACCATAATACTGCTGGTATTAACTGGGGTGAAGACATTGATGCAACAACAGGTAATATTGTTTTAAACTCAACTGACGGTTCAGCAGATGCTGGTGATAAAATCCAACTTGAAGATGGAACTGGAGATAGTGGTTCAATAGAGATGGAAAGTGGTTCAAGTACTTACTCTGCATTAAACACACCTACTAAATCAGAACTTGATGGTGGAACAGATGACTATGCAGTAACAGCTGGAGAGTTAGACACTGGATATGGTAATTTTGAAGATACAGAATCAGTTGATGTAAATTTAATTTTAGGTGGACGAGGTGGTGGAGCTGGTGATACTGCGTCATCACAAGATACTCATGTAACAATGTTAACAACTTTTGTAGAAAAAAGAAGAGATTGTGTTGCATTTGTTTCACCTTATCGTTCTGCAACAGTTGGTGTATCAGACTCAATTACACAAACAGATAATGTTGTAGAGGCATTTGATTTATGTCCTTCATCATCTTATGTGGTGTTTGACAGTTCATACAAATATCAATACGACAAGTATAATGATGTATTCAGATTTGTACCATCTAATGGAGATGTTGCTGGTCTTTGTGCATTTACAGACCAAGTCGCAGATGCATTTTTCTCACCTGCTGGATTTAACAGAGGTAACTTAAGAAACGCAATTAAGTTATCTTACAATCCAAAAAAATCAGAAAGAGATAGATTGTATCGTGCAAGAATAAATCCAATAACTAACTTTCCTGGCCAAGGTGTTTGTTTATTTGGAGATAAGACTGCACTAAGTAAACCAAGTGCGTTTGACAGAATCAATGTAAGAAGATTATTCTTATTACTTGAAAAAGCAATCGCAACAGCATCTAAATTTCAACTCTTTGAGTTCAATGATGAATTTACAAGAGCACAATTTAGAAACCTAGTAGAACCTTTCTTAAGAGATATACAGGGTAGAAGAGGTATCACAGACTTTAAAGTAAAATGTGATGACTCAAACAACACTGGTGAGGTAATAGATAAAAATCAGTTTATCGCAGATATCTTTATCAAACCTGCTAGGTCAATTAACTTTATTACACTAAACTTCATCGCTACAAGAACAGGTGTCGCATTTAGTGAGGTAGGAGGATAACATGGCAGCCATAGACGATTTTAAAGCAAATTTAATTGGTGGTGGTGCGAGAGCCAATCAGTACAGAGTAACGATTACTCCACCTCCAGGCATTGCAATAGGACTTGATGTGAGAAGAGCATCATTCCTAGTTACTGCATCTATTTTACCAGCATCAACACTTGGTGAAGTTGCAGTACCATTTAGAGGAAGAAACATTTATGTTGCTGGTGATAGACCTGCTCCAGAGCCTTGGTCAACAACATTCTTCAATGATACAGACTTCATGGTAAGAAATGCAATGGAGAGATGGCATAATGGTATTAATAACTTTGCAGACAACACTGGTGTTACAAATGCAGCTGATTTTCAAACAGATTTATTTGTAGAACAGTTAGACAGAGATGATACAATTCTAAAGACTTATATTTTTAGAAATGCATTTCCTACATCTGTTGGACAAATTGACTTGACAAATGAAGAAACAACAACGATTGAAACATTTGAGGTTAGTTGGAGGTATCAACACTTCGAACCTTCTGGTATTTTATAACCTACTAAATAGTAATACAACAGTAGGAGTTTTATAATGGCTGACCTTTTTGGGTTTCGTTTTACACGAATAAAAGATGATAAGAACAAAGAAAAATTCACTCTGCCGTCTGAACAAGACGGCACGATTGATGTCGCTGGTGGAGGTTTCTTTGGACAAATACTTGACACAGATGGTCGAGAACGAACAGAACAAGACCTCATTCGTAGGTATAGAGATATCGCACAACAACCAGAGTGTGATAGTGCAATAGAAGATATAGTAAACGAAGGTGTTATTTCTAATGAGAGAGCACAAGCAGTTTCAGTAGTTCTAGACCAAATCCCTTATCCAAGTAGAATTAAAAAAGCAATTGAAGATGAATTTGATTCTGTTCTTAGATTGTTAGACTTTGATACAAAGGGACATGATATATTTCGTAGATGGTATGTTGATGGAAGAATGTATTATCACAAAGTAATTGATAAGAAAAATCCAAAAAGAGGTATTCAAGAAGTTCGATACATTGACCCACGAAAAATTAAGAAAGTTAGAGAAATTGATAAAGATATTAAAAAAGGTTCAAGTATTGAAACAATTAAAAAAGTAAATGATTATTATATTTACAATGACAAAGGTATGTTTAGTGGTGGATATGGTGCTGGTGCAAACGAAGGATTAAAGATTTCACCAGATAGTATTACCTATTGTCCATCTGGTTTGGTAGACCAAACTAAAGGTAATGTATTATCACACCTACATAAAGCAATCAAACCTGTTAATCAGTTAAGAATGATAGAAGATGCACTTGTTATCTATCGTATATCAAGAGCTCCAGAAAGAAGAATATTCTACATTGATGTTGGTAACTTACCAAAAATTAAAGCAGAACAATATCTGAAAGATGTTATGAATCGTTATCGTAACAAATTAGTGTATGATGCATCTACTGGTGAAATCAGAGATGACCGAAATCATATGTCAATGTTAGAAGATTTCTGGTTACCGAGAAGAGAAGGTGGTAGAGGTACAGAGATTACTACTTTGCCTGGCGGTTCTAATCTTGGTGAGATAGATGATATAACTTATTTCCAAAGAAAACTATACAGGTCTTTGAATGTTCCTATTTCAAGATTAGAGGCTGAACAAAACTTTTCTCTTGGTAGGTCAACAGAGATTACAAGAGATGAACTTAAGTTTACAAAGTTTGTACAAAGATTAAGAAAGAAGTTTACACCTTTATTTACTGATATGTTAAAAACACAGTTGGTATTAAAGGGTATTATGACACTAGAAGAGTTTCATAATATTAAAGAACTTATACAGTATGATTTCTTACAGGACGGTCACTTTACTGAACTGAAAGAAGCTGAACTAATGAAAGAAAAACTTGATACCTTATCACAGGTTGAAGCATATGTTGGAACATTTTTTAGTAAAAAATATGTACAACAACACATTCTTCGTCTTACAGATAGAGAAATCGAACAGATGCAGAATGAAATTAATCAAGAAGCAAATGCAGATACAGATGATGGGGGTATTGATGTACCACAGGATACAGATGGTGTAACAAGATATCCATCAGCAGGTGGTTCTCCAATACCAGCAGATGACCTCGATAAATATCAAGGTAATGAACCAGAAGGAGATAATAATGAGCAGTAAAAATTTCGTAGATGCGTTGAGAAAAAATAGTAATCTAGACGCAGAAGATGCTTTTAAAAGTGCAATAGGTACAAAAGTACAAAGTGCGTTAGAAACAAAAAGACAAGAACTTGCAAAGGGGTTTGTGAACAATCACATACCAGAACCAGAAGATGACAAAACAGTTTAACAACTTTTATTCTTCATTTATGGAGAAAGACGAACATAAGAAATCTAAGGAGTACAAGAAATTGAATCCTAAGATGCGTAAGGCTATAGATGATATTTTCACAAAAATGGATTCTAAACCTTCAGATTTCCTAAATAGTTTTGAAAAAACAATAAAAGATGTTGCAAAAAAGTACAGAGTATCCGATAAAGACTTACTGAAGTATTTTGAACGAGAAATGTTGACAATAGGATAAAAAACATGGCATTCAAATTAGTACGATATATTGGTAAACAAGCGAATGGTGATAACAACGCACATTCAGTTTCACTGGGTGCATTGAGTCCTAATGGTGCGTTACGAGTAAGTGAGTTTGGTGGACAAGATGGTATTATTAAAGTAACACAAGCAGGAACAGCAGCTGCACAAGATTCTAACGGAATTTATTTAAGAGCAAATACAACAGTAATAGTAACTCCAGAAGAAAAACCAAGTAATCTTGGTGGTTCAATTGTTGCATTAGACGGAACAGATTCAGATGGAACTGATAGTGGAGATGCGATTGCTTTAGAATCAGGATTAGACTCAACTGGAAACAGTAAACTATTATTTGATGGTGGACAAGTAGACTTCACTCTTTCTGTTATAAATGAAACAAATGGAAGTAACACAAGTGTATATGTCGAAGAAGTTACTTTAACAAATACATTGTAGGATAATAAGATGAATACTATAAAACTTATATCAGAAGAAATACAAGATGTAGAATATATTACCGAAGAAAAAGAAAACGGTAAGAAAAACTATAAGATTAAAGGTATCTTTATGCAGGCTGATATCAAGAACAGAAATGGTAGAATATATCCTATGGAAGTTCTTCAGAAAGAAGTACAGAGATACAACAAAGACCAAATTAAAGAAAACAGGGCATATGGTGAACTTGGTCACCCAGAAGGCCCAACCATAAATCTTGAGAGAGCATCTCATATGATTACATCTTTAGTACCAGATGGTAAAAACTTTATCGGTGAAGCAAAGATATTATCAACCCCTATGGGTAAGATAGTTGAAAATCTTCTAAGTGACGGTGCGAAGTTAGGTGTATCATCAAGAGGTATGGGTAGTCTTGCACAAAAGAGAGGTGCAAACTATGTTAACGGAGATTTTTACCTTGCAACTGCAGCTGATATAGTTGCAGACCCCTCTGCACCAAATGCCTTTGTTCAAGGTGTTATGGAAGGAAAAGAGTGGGTTTGGAATCAAGGAACACTTGTAGAAGCAGAGTTGGTGAGAATGAAGGATAGAATTGAAAGAAGAACACGCAGTCGACACGCAAAAGAAGATGCGTTAGAGTTTGCTAAGTTCCTCAAAATATTATAATTTATAAATATTTTATACTAAAAGACCAATTAAAAGGAGAGCCCCATGGCTAACGAACTAGATAAAACAATCGAAGAGTTGGAAGCAGAAGTGATTGCAGAATTGGAAGAAGGCAATGGTGCTGACGCTCCAAAAAAAGGTGCAACTGCTTCAGAACCTATGAAGAAAAAACCTTCTGACGGTGCAACTGGAGAAGAAGATATTGGTGGTAGTACACCAGATAAAGTAGACCCACCTAAAGGTCAAGATGCAGCTAAGAGTTCTAAAGAAGTTTCTGGTGATGCACAACAAAAAGGTGAAGGTAAACCAGACAAAATGGACAAAGCAAAAGAAGCAGGAAAGAATAAGTCACTTGCTGCTGGTCACGTTCCAGAGGGAGAAGAAGAAATCTCTGAGATGGGACATGAAGATGGTGAGAAAAAAGAAGAACCAACATACGAAACTAAAGCACAAGCTCTTGAAGCAATGGCAGATATCGTTGCAAAAATGCAAAAGATGCCTGCTGGAAAGGTTAAAGAACTTGCAGCTACTTACAATGCTGTAGAAATGATGAAACCTCAAGAAAAAGAAGAGTCTGCTGAAGATAAAGAAAAGTCAGAAGCTGTAGAGAAGAGAGTTAAGGATATCAATGTTAAAGAACACGTTGATGCTTTAATGAACGGCGAAGGTGACCTTTCAGAAGAATTTAAGAGAAAAGCTGCAACAGTATTTGAAGCTGCAGTGAAATCAAAAGTTCGTGAAGAAGTAGAAAGATTAGAAGAAGACTATAGAAATGACCTAGAAGAAAACATGGTCAAAACTCAAGAAGGATTGACAGAGAAAGTTGATAACTATCTCAACTATGTCGTGGAAGAATGGACTAAAGAAAATGAACTTGCAATTGAACGTGGATTAAAAGGTGAAATTGCAGAAGACTTCATTTCTGGATTGAAACAACTCTTTGAAGACCACTACATTGATGTGCCAGACGAAAAGTATGATGTCCTAGAGGCACAATCACAAAAGATTTCCGAACTAGAAGCAAAGTTAAACGAAGAAGTAGAGAAGAACATCAACTTCAAGAATAACAATGCTAAGTTAGTTAGGGAACAGGTTATATCCCAGTGTACTGGTGATTTAACTGAAGTCGAAATTGAAAAGTTTAAGTCATTAACTGAAGATGTTGATTTTACTGACGAAGATTCTTTCAGAAGTAAACTTGACACACTTAAGGAAAGTTATTTCCCTAAGAACAAACCAGTTGTTACTGAAGCAACAGATGATGTAGAAACTGGCAACGCACAGGACATAGACACTTCAAGTTCAATGGGGGCATATATGTCCGCTATTGGAAAAGGTGTTAAGAGTGCAAAGTAAATAAATAAGTAGAATTATAACAAGGAGAAACTAATGTTTCAAACAGAACATCTACAAGAGAAGTGGCAGCCAGTCCTTGAGCACCCAGATTTACCAAAAATCGAAGATGCTTACAAGCGTGCTGTTACTACAATCATATTAGAGAACCAAGAGAAATCTCTAAGAGAAGACAGAGCATTCTTATCAGAAGCTGCTCCAACTAACTCATCATTTGGTGGAAATGCATCAATGGATAGCTGGGATCCGATTTTAATATCTTTAGTTAGACGTGCAATGCCAAATCTAATCGCATATGACATTTGTGGTGTGCAACCAATGACTGGGCCAACTGGTTTAATATTCGCAATGAGAGCAAGATTTGCATCACAAGACGGTGCAGAAGCACTTGTTGATGAAGCAATGCCTGACATTTCTAACCAAAATAAAGCTGGTACAATCGGTGGTGGAGATATCGGTGCAACAGAAACTAACCCTGCCGTTCTTAACGACAGTCCTTCTGCTGGAACTTATACATCTGCAACAGGTATGACTGCTGTACAAGGTGAAGCATTAGGTGACAGTGGTACAAACGCATTCTCTGAAATGGCATTCAGTATTGAAAAACATACTGTTACTGCTGTAACAAGAGCAATGAAAGCTGAGTACACAATGGAACTTGCACAAGACCTTAAAGCAATTCATGGTTTAGATGCTGAAACAGAACTTGCAAACATCTTATCTGCTGAAATACTTGCAGAGATTAACAGAGAAGTTGTAAGAAACATTTATGTATCTGCTGTTAAAGGTGCATCAACAAACACAACTACTGCTGGTATCTTCGATTTAGATACAGACTCAAACGGTAGATGGTCAGTTGAGAAGTTCAAAGGACTAATGTTCGCAGTTGAAAGAGATGCTAACGCAATAGGTCAACAAACAAGAAGAGGTAAAGGTAATATGATTGTCTGTTCTGCTGATGTTGCATCTGCGTTGCAAATGGCTGGTGTATTAGACTACACACCTGCTTTAAACAACAACTTAAATGTAGACGACACAACAACAACTTTTGCTGGTGTGATGAACGGAAGATATAGAGTGTATGTAGACCCATATGCTGCTAATATTGCTGCTTCACAATACTACATTGTAGGTTACAAAGGTACATCACCTTATGATGCTGGTATGTTCTACTGCCCATATGTTCCACTACAAATGGTGAGAGCAGTTGGTGAGAACAGTTTCCAACCAAAGATTGGTTTCAAAACTAGATACGGTATTGCCGCAAACCCATTCCACACAGGAACAGTTGCTGCAAGTACTGACGGTGCGATTTCAATTTCAGGAAATACCAACAAGTATTACAGAAGAGTTAAAGTTACAAACTTAATGTAATCACAATTGTTACCGACTTAGAAGGGGACGCAAGTCCCCTTTTTTGTTTCTACCTAAATATAAATAATAGTGAAAAGGAAAAACAATGGTAGCAATATCAAGACAACCGACTAAACTGGACTACGCAAGTCCTACTCAATTTAAGTTTACATTAAGTCAACTTCCAAAAGTTGAGTTCTTTACTACAGCTGCAAATATTCCAGATTTAACTCTTGCAGATGCAATTATACCTACACCATTTAAATCTATCCCAGTTATGGGTACTAATCTTACATATGGTAATTTAAATATTACATTTATATGTGATGAGTTTTTAGAAAATTATAAAGAACTACACGACTGGTTAATTGCAATAGGTTTTCCAAAAAGTAGAGAACAGTTTAGAAACTTTCGTGCAACAACATCTAATACACCAACTGGAACAAACGCAGTACCAAGAACAGATGCTGGTGCAGTTGGAAGAACAACTAGTGATAGGTCTATGTTTTCTGATGCAACATTAACAATCCTTTCAAATAAAAACAATCCAATTGTAGAAGTGCGTTTTGCAGATTTATATCCTACATCAATCAGTTCTTTAGAATTTAATCAAGGTGCAACTGATGTTGAATATTTAACTGTTCAGGCAACCTTTACATATAAACTATACGAGATACACACACTATAAATAATACAAAGGATATATAATGACACTTGAAGAATTGAAGATGGAAGTTTATCTTTCATTAAAAGTAAATGATGAAAGACTTGATACAGAAGCACTCAAGAACCAAGAACTCTACGCAAAATACTTAGACCACAAATCACGATTTGAATTACTCTTACATAAAGCAAAGGGTGATTACAAAAAACTATATCGTGAGAAATGGGAATACTATGGTGGTAAGGCTGATGCAAAAATCTATGTCACTAAACCATTTGACCTCAAAGTATTAAAGAGTGACCTAAGTGTCTACATAGAATCAGATGAAGACATTATACAAATAGAACATAAAGTAGCATACCTTGAAACAGTTGTCAAGTATATTGATGGTGTTCTCAGGTCAATCAATAGTCGTGGTTGGGATATTAAAAACGCAATCGACTGGAAAAAGTTTGAAGCCGGAATGATGTAATGAGAGAGTGGATTGGATACTACAAAGATATATTATCAGATGAATTATCATCAAATCTTGCATTAAACTCTAAAGGTTGGAAACAATCAACATTTTCAAATGAAAAGGGTAATATTGGCTCAGAAGGTAGTTTAAAAAGAGTTGTAATGGACGAAACATATGTCAAAGAAAACATGACTTACTGGGTTGATTTAATTAATGCAACAAGAAAAGTAGTAAGTCTATATCAAAAAAAACACCCATACATGAAATACTTTAATCCAAATAGAACAACAGATTTTAAGATAAACAAATATGGTAAAGGTGGGTTTATGTCTGAACACGCAGACAATATTCATCATAGTCATGGACAACAATATGGCTATCCATCAGCATCACTTTTGTTTTTTCTTAATGATGGGTATAGAGGAGGAGAGATAGTAATTGCAGATAAGGTTTATACACCTAAGAGAAACTCTGCGATTATATTTCCAGCTAACTTTATGTTTCCACATCATGTAAATAAAATAGAATTTGGTACAAGGTACAGTATAATAACATGGCTCATGTAATTATATCCAAAGTAAACGAAGTTCACCTTAAGGTAGAAACAGAACCAAGTATCGCAAGAGAACTTGCAGATTACTTTACCTTTGAAGTACCAGGCCATAAGTTTATGCCTGCATATCGTAATAAGATATGGGACGGAAAGATACGATTGTTTTCTACTGCAACTGGTAGAATATATGTTGGACTACTAGGATATATTAAAAAGTTCTGTGATAGAAATGACATACAAATAAATATAGATGAAGGAGTTGAAGATGTTAAAGAAATTGGTAGAAAAGTTGTGGAGGGATTTGTCAAATCTCTTAAACCCAAATCCAAAGGTAAATCCATTAAGTTGCGTGATTACCAAATTGATGCTATCGAGTATGCTCTTAAGTCACATAGGGCTTTACTTGTTTCTCCTACTGCTTCAGGTAAATCGTTAATCATATATTCTCTAGTTCGTTATTATAAGATGATGGAACTAAAAACTTTGATATTAGTTCCTACTACTTCTTTAGTAGAACAGATGTATTCTGACTTTGAAGATTATGGGTGGAGTTCTGGAACATACTGTCAAAAGATTTATCAGGGACACGAAAAGAAAGTTGAGAAAGATGTAGTGATATCAACTTGGCAATCTATTTACAAGATGCCTAAGAAATACTTTGAACAGTTTGGGTGCGTAATCGGTGATGAAGCTCATCTGTTTAAATCTAAATCACTTACAAACATAATGACAAAATTACATTTATGTAAATACAGGTTTGGATTGACTGGTACATTAGATGGAACACAAACACATAGATTAGTTCTAGAAGGTTTGTTTGGTGAGGTAGAAAAGGTTGTTACAACAAAAGAATTGATAGACAACAAGACACTTGCAAATCTAAACATAGAATGCATTGTATTAAAACATAAAGAAGAAGATTGTAAATTAGTAAAGGATTATACATATGCAGAAGAAATCAATCATTTGGTATTACAGCCTAATAGGAATAATTTTATTAGTCGCTTATGCAATTCACTAGAAGGTAATACACTTTGTCTATACCAACTAGTAGAGAAACATGGTAATAAACTTTTTGAGTTAATGAAAGACTTTGATAGAAAAGTATTCTTTATACATGGTGGTACAGATGCTAAAACTAGAAACGATATAAGAGGAATAGTAGAAAAAGAAAATAATGCAATCATTATCGCAAGTTATGGTACGTTTAGTACTGGTATTAATATTAGGAACATTAACAATGTCGTGTTCAGTTCACCTTCAAAGAGTAGAATTAGAGTTCTCCAGTCAATCGGTAGGGGACTCCGTACAAGTGCAACTAAAGATTCCATTAGGTTGTTCGACTTGTCAGACGACTTATCGTATAAAAGTAAGATGAACTTTACTTTAAACCACTTTAATGAAAGACTAAATATCTATAACGAAGAACAATTCAACTATAAAATTGATAGGATTAAGCTATGAGTAGTTATCAAATAATCAAATTAAAGAACGGAGAAGACTTAATTTGTAATGTGTTAGATAATGAAAATGGTAGACTAAAAGTTTCATCACCATTAAAGATGGAAACTGTCAATCGTTTATCTAAAAAAGGATTAACTGAGTCTTTGGCTTTAACAAGATGGATACAACCGTATTCTGATGAAGAACATTACTTTATAGAATCTAACTCAATAATTATAATGACACCAGCATCAGTTGGTATGACAAAATATTATCAATATGTATTAAAGAGTTATGATGGATTAGTATTAAAAAATGCTAAAGAAGAAACAGTAGAAAAGATAAGAAGTGAAAAACAAAAGAGTAGTAAATTAGAAATAGATGATGATATGGTAGAATCAGATTTAAGAGATTATCTTTATACCGATAAGAAGACAATCCATTAGTATATATTCCACCCTACCTCAATGCTTAGTTTAACCATGTTTTGTTAATCTGTCAAGTAAAAAAAATAATAAAATAATATTTGACAAGTATGCAGTTTTCTAGTATTATAGTATTAATTGCGAAAGGTAAATAAATGGCAAAAAGAAAAAGTACAGCTGCACACTATGTAGATAATAAAGTATTTCTACAGGCTATGAAGGAATGGAAAGAACAGTGTGAGGAAGCATTACAGACAGGTGAAGAAAAACCAAGAGTATCAAATTACATAGGTGAATGTTTTTTAAAGATTGCAAATGGTCTTTCTCATAAACCTAACTTTATGAACTATACATTTAAAGATGATATGGTTTCTGATGGTATAGAGAATTGTCTACAATATATACACAACTTTAATCCAGAGAAATCGAAGAATCCATTTGCTTATTTTACACAAATAATATACTATGCGTTTATACGAAGAATACAAAGAGAAAAGAAACAAACTCATGTGAAACATAGATTGATTGAGAAAGTAGATTACAGAGCCTTTGTAACTATGGAAGGAGATGAAAATTCTTATAGTGTTAGTGGTTTTGACCCAACGATTATGTTACCAGATGAAGCAGTATATAAACCGAAGAAGAAAGTCAAAGTAGACAAACCTTCTGGACTAGAAAATTTTATGGAAGAAAAGAGTGAAGATAGCGATAATAACTGATACACACTTCGGTGCAAGAAACGATAGTATACAGTATGATGAATATTTCTACCAGTTTTATGAGGGATTGTTTTTTCCTTATCTACAGAAACATAACATTAAAACTGTTATACATCTGGGAGATGTATTAGATAGACGTAAGTTTGTGTCCTATCGTATTGCAAAGAACTTCAGAGAAAGATTTATATTACCATTTCAAGCTTTAGATATAGAACTACACGCATTGGTTGGTAATCACGATATCTTTTACAAAAATACAAATGATGTAAACTCATTACAAGAACTTATTAACGATAGATATAAAAAGATACATTTATATCCAGAGGCACAAGAAGTAACCTTTGATGGATTACCTATATTGTTTATGCCTTGGATTAATAGTCAGAACTATATCTATTCAATGGGTATGATTGATGAAACTAAAGCTCAGATATGTATGGGTCATTTGGATATTAATGGTTTCAAGATGAATAAGACTTCGATTATGTCTGAACATGGATATGATAAAACTACATTTAGAAAGTTTGATACAGTAATGAGTGGACACTTTCATCACAAGTCAGATGATGGACAAATATTTTATTTGGGAACACCTTATGAAATATACTGGAATGATTATGATGACCCAAAAGGTTTTCATATATTTGATACTGAAACAAGACAGCTTGAAAGGGTAATAAATCCCTTGACAATCTTTGATAAAATATACTATGATGATACTACAACAAATTATGAAAATGTAAATGTTGAACAATACAAAAATAAATTCATTAAAGTTGTGGTTGTAAACAAAAAAGACTTATATCAGTTTGATAGATTTATTGATAAGTTATTAAAAGTTGATACACATGAAGTGAAGATTATAGAAGACTTTACTGATTTAGATGCGAACAGTGTTTCTGATGATATTGTTGAAAATTCAGAAGATACTATTACATTATTAAATAAGTATGTGGACGAGTTACCAGTTGACTTAAATAAAAATAGATTGAAGAACGAAGTAAGAACTTTATATACGGAAGCTCAAGACTTAGATATATGATAATATTCAAATCGGTGAAGTGGAAGAACTTGCTTTCGACAGGTAATTCTTTTACTACAATTTTTTTAGATAAACAACCTACAACTTTGATTGTGGGTGATAATGGTTCTGGTAAATCTACCATACTAGACGCATTGACCTTTGTGTTATTCAATAAACCATTTCGTATTGTTAAGAAAGCACAACTCGTAAACTCTGTAAACAATTCAGAAACAGTTGTAGAAGTAGAGTTTGAGATTGGTACAAGAAAATACAGAGTAATGCGTGGTATCAAACCTAATAAGTTTGAAATTTATTGTAATGATAAAATGGTAAACCAAGATGCAAGCTCTAGAGATTATCAGAAGTACCTAGAACAAAATATCCTTAAACTAAACTATCGAAGTTTTACACAAGTAGTGATACTTGGTAATGCGTCATTCATTCCATTTATGCAGTTGAAGTCTGTACACAGAAGAGAGGTGGTTGAGGAGATATTAGATATAAAGATATTCTCATTGATGAATATGTTAGTCAAAAATCAAATCAAAGATGTAACAGATGAACTAAGAGATATAGATTACAACAAAGAACTTACAGAAGAAAAGATAGGTCTACAAGGTAAATATATCGAAGACCTTAAGAAAAACAAAGATAAGATTATTAGAGATAAGTTGTCAAAGATAGATGACAATCAAGATATTATAGATGTCAAAGTAAAAGATAGAGAAACTCTCAAGACAGAAAATGAAATGTTATTACAAGACATAGCTGATAGAATAGAAGTAGAAGATAAACTTGTAAAGTTAAATGATATTAAATCAACACTTGTAGAAAAACACAAACAACATTCTAAGAAGATAGACTTTTACAAAAACAATGATGAGTGTCCAGAGTGTAAACAGAATATTGATAAAGATTTCAAAGAGAATATGATAACAGAAAAAAATAAAGATGTTGATACGATTGTCAAAGGTATAAAACAACTTAAGATTGAACTAGACGAAAAAACAAAAAGGTCAAAGACAATCAAAGGTGTCACAACTAAGATAAGAGAAAATGATGTAAAGGTTGCAAGACTACACAGCTCTATAACAGAACTAGAGAAGTTTAATACACAATTAGAAACAGAGATGAAATCATTTCAAGAGGGTGGTGTAGGACAATCTGATGAAGATAAACTCAAAGAACTAAAAGAAAACTTAGATAAGATATCTGAACAAAGACACAAACTGCGTGAGGATAAATTATACCTAGAAGCATCTAAAGCTATGTTACAAGATAGTGGTATCAAAACAAAGATAATCAAACAGTATCTACCAATTATGAATAAGTTGATAAACACATATTTGACATCTATGGAGTTTTATGTTAACTTTACATTAAATGAAAACTTTGAAGAAACCATCAAGTCAAGGTATAGAGATGAATTTACCTACGCATCATTCAGTGAAGGTGAAAAGATGAGAATAGACCTTGCACTATTATTTACTTGGAGAGCTATCGCAAAGATGAAGAACTCTACAAATACTAATCTATTAATATTAGATGAGATATTCGATAGTAGTTTAGACGGAACAGGAACAGATGAGTTTCTTAAGATATTAAACACCTTGTCAAAAGAGAATGTATTTGTTATAAGTCATAAAGGTGATACATTGTTTGATAAGTTTAGAAGTGTCATTAAATTTGAAAAAGTAAAGAACTTTAGTCATGTCAGTTAAAATTTATATATGTAAAAAAATCTGCAATGTATGTGGTACTATGTACATTTGTAAAACACAACAAGACCCCTATAGGTATGAAGGCTCTGGTACTGAATGGAAAATTCATAATCAAAAATGTGGAATAAATCATTCTACTAAAATTTTATTTTCATCAAGTAATAAACAAGAGGTAAAAGAGTTTTGTGAAAAATATGGTAAAGAAATTAATCCTAACTATTGGAAAACCCCAGAGTATGCTAATATGATTATGGAAGGTGGTGGTTATAATAATACTGGCGAGGCAAATCCTAATTATAAAAACGGTAGGGCAGTAGGGTGGAGAAGTAATCCTAAAGTTCAAAAAGAAAATGATAGAATTAGAAATGCAATATATCATAAGGAAAATAGAGATAAAGAAAATGCAAGAATGAGAGCTTATTACCATAGAAAAAAAAGAGAAAAATTAAATGTTGTTTCCTAAAAAGAAATATCAGATAATATATGCAGACCCACCTTGGCTGTTTAGAGTTAGAAGTGAAAAGGGTAATAAAAGGTCTGCAACAAATCATTATGATGTAATGTCTATACAAGATATAAAAGATATGCCTGTTCAAGACATTGCAGATGAAAACTGTATACTGTTTATATGGGTAACATTTCCCAATCTGATAGAGGGTATAGATACAATAAAATCTTGGGGATTTACATATAAGACTTGTGCATTCAATTGGGTAAAGAGAAATAAGAAAGCACCTAGTTGGTTTTGGGGTATGGGATATTGGACACGAAGTAATAGTGAACTATGTTTACTTGCAACAAAGGGTAGCCCAAAAAGATTGTCAAAGAGTATACATCAAATAGTAGATGACCCTATCAGAGAACATTCTAGAAAACCAGACTGCATAAGAAATAGAATAGTTGATTTATGTGGAGATGTACCAAGAATAGAACTATTCGCAAGACAACAAACAAAAGGGTGGGATTACTTTGGTAATGAAATAAAACACTCAACATTAGAGGAACACATGATATGAACAAAAGAAAAGATAACCAAGCAGTAGGATTATTCTTATTGATATTCGCAATTATTATATTATTAGGAGTGTTAAATGGCTGAGATGAATAAACTGATAGAATCAGATAGTCCATCACTAAAATTAAAGTTAAGTCCTTGTAGTAAGGATTTAAATCGTATGGAACTAAAAATGAAACTTGTAGAACATATGAAGTTTTATCAAGGTGTAGGATTATCTGCAAATCAAATAGGAATTATGGAAAGAGTGTTTGTAATGTATTCTGATGTAAAGAAGAAAGAAATCATTGCGTGTTTTAATCCTAATATAGTTGCAGTATCACCAAAGAAAACTTTAATGGACGAAGGGTGTCTTACATTTCCTGGCCTATGGTTGAAGGTAAGTAGACCAGAATCAATCGAAGTAGAGTATGAAGATGTGCATGGTGAGAAAACTAAGGTTTTTATGTATGGTTTAGAAGCAAGGGTGTTTCTACATGAATATGACCACATGGAAGGTAAGAACTTCACAGATGGTGTATCTAAAGTAAAGTTGGATATGGCAAAGAAGAAACAAAAGAAAGCACTTATTAAAGCAGCTATATACAAAGAACAAGAAGAAGAACGAGAGAAACAAATGAAGTTTGGACAGAGTTTAATCGTATGACCAATTATACAGACGCATCAAGAGCAAATAAAAGTGGTGAGGATTTAGAAAATCGTTTGGAAACATTTTTAATAAAAGAAAATTTTCCATATAAAAGACAAGGTGGCCCAGGCAAAAAAGAAGTTGATTTTGAAATTATGCACGATAATAGTATTATATACGCAGACTGTACTAACCAAAACACAGTTGGAACAGCTGAGGAAAAAATACCACATAAGTGTAGAAAATACTTTAGGTTATACAAGTTTAGTGAAATTTTTATTATTAGAGGTAAACATAAAATTCATAAAGAAATTATACAAACTTTAAATGAAGATGAAAAGGCATTTGGTTATAAAACAAATATCCTAACATTTGATGAATTTACTAACTATATTAAAGGAAATCAAAGTAAAGGTGCATTAGAGGGGTTTATGATATGACCACTGTAAAATTAATATCCTTCCAACAACCCACAGAATACCTATCTAAAGACGGTATAGAGGACGCTCTAGGACTTGTAGCATACTGTGCAAGGGTAAGTAACCCTTCTAACCAACTAAACAGTGAAACCAACGAAAAACTGGTGAAATACCTAATTAAACACCAACATTGGTCACCTTTAGAGATGGTCAATGCGTGTTTAGAGATTAACACCACCAGAGATATAGCACACCAGATAGTACGTCATAGGTCGTTTAGTTTTCAAGAGTTTAGTCAAAGATATGCAAATGTATCAGAAATGGGAGATATGTTCGAATATTCAGAAGCTAGAATGCAAGATACAAAGAATAGACAGAACTCTATAGAAACTGACAGTAAAGAGGTTCAAATACTCTGGGAAGAATCACAAAGACAAGTGATTGAACTTGCAAATAAAGAATACCATAAAGCAATCAAAATGGGTATTGCAAAAGAGGTTGCACGAAAAATACTACCAGAGGGATTGACTAAGACTAGGTTATATATGAATGGTACACTTCGTTCATGGGTTCACTATATAGACTTGAGGTCTGCAAACGGTACGCAAAAAGAACATATGGAAATTGCGAAGGCTTGTGCAGAGGTGATTTCAAAATTATTCCCACGAAGTGATTCGCAATAAAAACTAACTACGTCAAAACGTGATAGTACGTAAGTCATTGTTTTTATTACGTTTTTTAGGTGGGGTTGACATTGCTGTTCAAAGGTGTATACTAGGGGTATAACAAATGAGGTTACAAAATATGTCAAAAAAATCAATTATCGCAAAGTTACTTTCAGAAGAGGATATCTCGGTAGTCCATAAAAAAACTAAGACTGCTGCCTTTAATGTTGAAACTAGAGAATTGATACTTCCACTTTGGAAGGAAGAGATGTCAAAAGATATCTCTGATTTATTCATATGCCACGAGATTGGTCACGCATTATATACCTCAAAAGATTTATTAACAAAGATGATTGAGAGAAAGATTGACAAGTCTTATGTTAATATTATCGAAGATGCAAGAATAGAAAAAATGGTTCAAGATAAGTATCTAGGTACTAGGTCTTGTTTTACTAAAGGTTACAAAGAATTAATTTCCAAAGATTTCTTTGGAGTAGACAACAAAGATTTAAATGAACTCAACCTTGCCGACAGAATCAATCTTCATTTCAAGGGAATGGATAATGTTCCATTCTCTTCTGTCGAGCAAACATGGGTAGATAAAGTTGCAAATGTAAAGACTGAGGACGAGGTATTAGATATTGCTCAAGGTCTTATGGATTTCACTGATGAGAATGAAGAGTCTCAAAATCAAGAAGAAGAACAACAAAGTCAAAGCTCCGATAGTTCTGATGATAATTCAGATGACAATTCTGATGATACTGAAACTCAAAGTTCTGATGATAAGTCTGATGAGAGTCAAGAAGAAACTCAAAGTTCTAGTTCTCAAGAGTCTGATGATGATAAGAATGCAGAAGAAAAAGAAGTTGAAGTAAACGGTGGTATTCAAGGTGGGTCTGAGTACAAACACAGAGCTACTACTGATTTGTCATTTGATAAGTCACTTGATGATGCAATGGATAAAGATGCAAAAGATAGAGTTTATGCGACTATTCCAAAAGTAAATGATAAAGTAATTGTTAGTTACAAATCAGTTCTAGAACAGTGTAAAAAACATTATACTGATATAGACAATTGTTCTAAATTTATTTCTAAAACAAAGTCTGAGATAACTAAGTTTCAAATGGATAGTAAGAAAGTTGTTTCTTACATGGTAAAAGAGTTCGAAATGAAAAAGTCTGCTGACTTATATAAGAGAGCTAGTGTTTCTAAGACTGGTACTTTAAATATGGGTGCGTTACATACTTATCAGTTCAACGAGGATTTGTTCGCAAAAGTTACTACATTGCCTGGTGCTACTAATCATGGACTAGTTATGTTCTTTGATTGGTCTGGGTCAATGCAACACAATTTAACACAAACTCTAAAACAGTTATTCAATTTAGTTTGGTTTTGTGATAGAGTTAAGATACCTTATAGAGTGTATGCATTTAGTGATTGTTATGTAAAACCTTCTAGTTATTCTGGTATTGATTCAGAGGGTACTAAAGTTACTCAAAATCCAGATAACAAGTCTGACTTAGATGTTTCTGGTTTCAGATTAATTGAGATGTTCTCAGATAAGATGAGAAAAAATGAAACAGCTGATATGATGCATTATTGGTATATGATAGGTAGTTATTACGGTGGGTCTAGAAGTTACAGTAGAGATTATAGTTATCCTGCTACTCCACCATATAGACTTCAGTTAGGTGGTACTCCTCTTAACCATGCGATTGTAGCTGCAATGTCAATCATTCCAAAGTTCAAGAATGATAACGGTATTCAAAAAGTAAATGCAGTGTTTTTAACTGACGGTGTAAGTCACAATATTAGTAGAAAGATTTCTGGAGAAAGATTATCTCATTACTCCTTTGATAAAGATGCTTACATCACAGACAAAGTAACAAATACAACTGTTACTCCTATTAAAAAAACATCTAGATATAAAGGTGATAATCAAACAATTACTTTACTTGAGTTACTTAAGAAAAGAATACCAGAGTCTAACATATTAGGTTTCTTTGTTGCTGGGTCTGGTACAAGGGGTGTTGTAAGAAGAGAAATTATTCAAGATAAAATGGGTCTTCACTGGGACGATATGGATACTCTTAGAAAGTATCAAAAAGAATTGAGAACAAACAAAGTTCTAGTTTGTAAGACTGCTGGATATGATGAGTATTACATTTTACCTTCAGTTCCTAGTGATGACGAAAGTGCTGAGGACGGTATCCAAGTTAAAGAGAATGCAAAAACTGGTGATTTAAAAAGAGCCTTTGCAAAGTTCTCAAAGAGTAAAGTTCTTAATAGACAGTTACTTAACAAGTTCATTGCTCAAGTTGCTTAAACGAATCGATTCGTTTATTGTAAAAACATTTAAATTATATGATGACAAAAAAACATAGTAAAAACAAGGGGTTACATACCCCCCTTGACAACATAAGAAAAAGTTGGTACAATAAGGTATGTTAATTAATAATGAGGTTGAAAATGAAAGCAAAAGATAAGTTTCTGATTGAAGCGACTAAACAGTATGGTAAAAATGCAATCATTTCTAAATCAAAATGTAAAGAGATTTTTAAAAGTCTTGGTATCATGGGATTTGGTTATGGTCATTTGGTTCAAGCTGGTATGTCTGCTGGTACTGATAAGATTAAATTAGAGTCAGTGGATACTTCTAAATCAGATGTTGCAGTTGTTACTAAGACTAATACTGTCAAAGAGGTTGTCAAGAAAGCAGTTGAGAAAACAGTTCAAGACAACTCAACAGTTAATTTAATTATGGGTAGTGATATACAAAATTTAGTTCCCTCTGCGTTTGACGGTTTCGTTGCGTGGGGTCATCACTCTACAATCAAACAAGTAGTTAAGTCTAAAATGTTTTATCCAGTTTTTGTTACTGGATTATCTGGTAACGGTAAAACTCTTATGATTGAACAAGTTCATGCAGAACTTAAAAAAGAGTTGATTAGGGTTAACATTACAATCGAAACTGATGAGGACGATTTACTTGGTGGTTTCAGATTAGTTAACGGTGAAACTAAATACGTTCCTGGCCCAGTTATCGAAGCTATGCAAAGAGGTTGTACTCTTTTATTAGATGAGTGTGACTTAGGTTCAAACAAGTTAATGTGTTTACAACCAGTTCTTGAGGGTAAAGGTGTTTATCTTAAAAAAGTAAATAAGTGGATTACTCCTAAAGATGGTTTCAATGTAATGGCAACTGCCAATACTAAGGGTAAAGGTTCAGAGGACGGTAGGTTCATAGGAACTAATATTCTTAACGAAGCATTTCTTGAGAGATTTGCAGTGACTATCGAACAACCATATGCTTCAAACTCAGTAGAGAAAAAGATTGTTCTTGGGTCTATGAAAAAGTATGGTTCAGTAGATGAGAAGTTTGCAACCAACTTAGTTCAGTGGTCAGAAGTTATTAGAAAGACTTTCTATGACGGTGGTATTGACGAAGTGATATCAACCAGAAGGTTAGACCACATTGTAAAAGCCTTCGCAATCTTCAAAGATAAAATGAAGTCAATCGAACTTTGTGTTTCAAGGTTTGACACTGATACCAAAGAATCATTTCTTGATTTGTATTCAAAGATTGATGCTGGTGTTGACCCTCTTGCAGAAAACAAAGAGGAAGAAGAAGTTACTAAGGAAATCGTAGATGACGAAAATGATTTCTAAAAAAAATTGTGTAAAGGGGTTGACATTTGACTTGTCAATCCCTATATATAATATAGAAGACGCCATAAAGGGTCTTCGTTTAATCTTGCTTAATAAGGAGAAATAATCATGGTAAGCAAATCTATAAGTCTATTCGACAATTTAAATTCACTAACACCGTTTTCAGTAGGATATGATTCAGTCTTTAATCGATTGAATGATGCTATTGAAGCAGGACATGGGTCTAACTACCCACCCTACAATATCAAAAAGAAGAGTGAGTATCTTTATGAAATCGAACTTGCAGTAGCTGGTTTCGGTAAAAAAGATATTGATGTTGAAGTTGCAGATGGTATAATTACTGTAAAGTCAATCAAGGAAAACTCTGAAGATGAAGATATTGTGCATAGAGGAATCTCATATAGAAAGTTTGAAAAGAGGTTCTCTATTGCAGATGATATACAAGTAAAGGGTGCGAAGTTAGAAAATGGTTTATTAACCATTGACCTTGAAAGAATTGTACCAGAGGAGAAAAAACCTCGTACAATAGCGATTAAGTAATGGTACTTAATTGTTTATTAACCTTATACACTATGGAGATATTATGTATAAAAAACTTACTAAAAAAGCGAAGATTTTAAATCTTCTAACTAAGGGCAGTAATGTGACTTGGAATCAACTAAAAACTACTTACGGTTTAAAGTCACCTAGAGCCATGATAGACACCATCAGAAGAGATGGTTATGTAGTCTATGCAAACAAAAATGCAAAGGGAAATACCTTTTACAAAATTGGTAAACCTTCTGCAGCCATCTTAAAAGCTGGTGTTGCAAAGATTAATTCTATCAAGAATGTGTCTTACGATACAATCATTGCAGCTGGTGTTGCAGAGGTTTTAGGTACAAAGTTCGCATACGCAAACTAACCTAAGTTTTTTTGAGAGAGAGGGGTTGACAACAACCCCTCTCTTATGTTATGGTTACTACTATGAGTGAAAAAAAGAAAAAAGTAAAATTAAAACCAGAAGAATTTGTTTCTCAAAATGATAAGATTGAGGAAGGTGTAGTTCATACTAGACTACGAAACAAAGATGGTCGTTGGCTTGATATGTTTGATTATGTTCCAGAAGGAATTGGTGTTGACAGATTAACTAATGATGGAACAAGAACAACAAAAAAAGAAGAAAAGATTTTTACTATCGGTGACCTAAATAATATGTTAGTAGATGGTAATAAAGTAAAACAACAGAAAATTGATTTAATGAAGGAGAGTGAAGTGAGTGAAGACGCATACAATCTGATGCCCAGAAAAGAATTTATCAACGCACAAAATAGAGCTGCAGAGATGAGTTCTCAACCACAACCTAAAACTGAAACAACAGAAAATACTACAATAGATTTAAAAGACGCAAATCAAAAGTATCATAATCCACACGATTCAGATGAAGTGAATGAAAGGATTATGAATGACTTTGATAACTTTGTTTCAGAGAGTAAAGCAAGAACTAAAAATATGATGCTTGCAAAGAAAGCTCACCCAGAAGCAACTCCAGAAGAATTAAAAATTAAGTTTCTTGAAAAGAGAGCTCGTAAAATGAAAACACAATTTGACCAACAAGAATATGATAAATTTGATAAAGAGGGTAAGTTAAATGAATTACCAAAAACAAACTCTTTTCACCCAGAATATATCAACCCACACGCAGAAAAAGAAAGAGAAGAAACTACACAACCAGAACAACCACAACCACAAAGTGAAGATATATCTAAAGACGGTAGTACAAATCCAGGCGGTCTACAAGTTGCAATGCGTCCTAAACTTGCAGTAAATATAATGAGAATACAAATACCAGATGATGTAATATCTGAAATCAATGAACATATCGATAACACAATCATACCTTCTAACAAAGATTATTCAAAAGGATTAGTTGGACAAATCAGTCACGACAAAAGGTCTGCACAATTACACTTCCCACATAATGATGAGGGTGTAGGTAAACAGTTCAGTGATGTTATCACAAGGCTAGGTAGTGAGTATATCGACAGAGTTGTTGGTATTAGGTCTGAGATTGAAATGCAATCTATGTGGACGGTTCACAGTTACGAAGGTGATTACAACCCAGTACACGACCACGGCACTAAAACACCTATGGGACTATCTTGTATTCTATACTTGAAAGTTCCACCACAGATTGAAAAGTTAGGTAACCCAGCAGAACACTTTGAAGGATTAAACGAATCATCTGGTGCAGTTGATGGATTTACTTATTTAACTTGGGGTGTAAATGGTATGAGAGATATAAACATACTAAGACCTATCACAGAAGAATATGTGAAACCAGAAGTTGGAACAATGTTAATGTTCCCAGCTTGGTTACGACATGGTGTAATGCCATTTTTTGGAGAAGGAGAAAGAAGAACATTCTCTTGTAACATGAACGTGTCACCAACAGAAAAATTAAGTGGTGACCACTACAGAAAAACTAGAGAGGAATAATTATGGACGGTTTTAAAACACCAAATATTACATTTAAAACTAGAGTGAAAGATGATGAAGGAAACTTTGATTGGAAAGATGTAACAACTGATGATTACTTCAAAGGTAAGAAAGTAATTTTATTTTCATTGCCTGGCGCCTTTACACCAACTTGTTCAACATATCAATTACCAAACTTTGAAAAGATGTATGATGATTTTAAAGAGTTAGGTATTGATGCAATTTACTGTATGTCTGTGAATGATTCGTTTGTAATGAATGCATGGGCAAAAAACCAAGAATTAAAAAATGTAAAAGTTATACCAGATGGTTCTGGTGATTTTACTAGACAAATGGGAATGATTGTCAAGAAAGATAATCTAGGTTTTGGATATCGTTCTTGGAGATATGCAGCTCTAATCAATGATGGTGTAGTTAAAAAGACTTGGGTAGAAGAAGGTAAAATGGATAATTGTCCAGATGACCCATATAGTGTAACTGACCCAGCATACATTTATAAGGATTTATTAGATGGGACTGAGTGATTTATCAAAACAACTAGATGATAGAAAATCATCTAACAAAGAACAACCTTATTCAATGGGTAGACAAACTGTGAGAAAGGCTAGAACTGATTTATCAGAAAAAGACTTTCAAGCAAATATCAAATTGAAAACTATGCCTGCTGTAAAATGGTTAGAAGTAGAGTTTCCAAAAGTATTTGTAGAAGAAATAAATGAATATATTGATACTGTCGTTACAGAAAAGAATGAAGATTATTCTAATCGACTAGTAGGTCAGTTGAAAACAGAAAAATCTGCACAACTTGACTTTCCATTGAAAGACCATGAAACTGGTGTGCAATTTAAACAAGTCTTAGAAAACTTGGGTAAATCGTTTATACAAAAACCTTATGGTAGAATGTCATCAGTAGAATGTTTTGAGGCTTGGACTGTTCACAGTTATGCTGGAGATTACAATCCTTTACACGACCATGGCGTTCACACTGGTTCTGGACTATCTTGTATATTCTACTTAAAAGTTCCAGAGTGTATCAGTAGTAAACCAGAAGTAGATGTTCCTAGTTTGGAAAATGCATCTGGTATTATTGATGGTTGGACACAGTTTTCTTGGGGTGCTCATACAATGAAAGATTTGTATCAACTAAGAGAACAGACACAACACGTTGTAAGACCAAGAGAAGGTCTACTAGTTATGTTTCCTTGTTGGTTACAACACATGGTATGGCCATTCTCTGGTGAAGGAGAAAGAAGAACTTTATCTGCAAACTTTAACATACACGACTCACCAGAAGTTGGAAAACAGTTTGGTTCGATAGGTGCGAAAAGAGCAGTAGGAGATAACCCACTTAAAAACGTAAAGAGATAATATTATGTACAAATTTGATGAAGACAAGATTATAAAAGAAATAAAGAAACATATTGACAAAACCTACGAAGGTCACTATAATAAGAATAAGTTTCAAGCGACAGAGTTTATTATAGACTCTGGACATGGAGAAGGTTTCTGTATCGGTAATATTTTAAAGTATGCTCAACGATATGGAAAGAAGAATGGTAAAAATAGAGCAGACTTATTAAAGGTTATACATTATGGTATAATCGCAATGCATTTAAATAATGGAGAAAGTGAATGAAGTTAAGTAATAATACAGTGCAAGTTCTAAAGAACTTTGCGTCTATAAATCAAAACCTAGTGATTAAAGAAGGTAACGAAATCAAGACAATGTCTGCAATGAAGAATATTGTTGCAAAGGCTCAGGTAGAAGAAACATTTCCTAAACAAGTTGCAATCTATGACTTGAATGAATTTTTAGGTTGTCTATCTTTGTTTAAAGAACCAATACTTTCATTTAAAGATACAAGTGTTGTCATTACTGAAGAGAATGGTAGTAGTGGTGATTCGTTAGAGTATATGTATAGTGACCCAAGTGTTGTAACAACACCAAGTAAAGATATTGCTATGCCTAGTGAAGAAGTAAAATTTACTTTAGATGATGTGATGTTATCTAAACTATCAAAGTCAGCTGGTATGATTGGAGCACCAGACTTACTTTTAGAAAACAACAAACTTACTGTAAGAGATAAAAAGAACGACAGTGGAAACTGTTATTCAACAAATGTTAATGCACAAGGTAGTGGAACATATAAGTTTTATTTCAAAACAGAGAACTTAAAACTGATACCAGGCTCTTATGATGTAACTGTTTCATCTAAGAACATCAGTACTTTTAAAAATGGAAAGACACAATACTGGATTGCACTTGAACCAGAATCAACATATTCTGCGTAGGGGGAACATACATGGAAAAGTTTCTCTGGGTGGAGAAGTACCGTCCAACGAAGGTAGACGAGTGCATACTCCCAAGTAATCTAAAACAAACTTTTAAACAGTTTGTCAAAGATAAAAAGATACCTAATCTTATTTTATCTGGTGGTGCTGGTGTAGGTAAAACTACAGTTGCAAATGCTATGATAAATGAGATAGGTGCAACATCAATGATGATAAACGGTTCTGAAGAATCTGGTATTGATGTTCTCAGAACTAAGATTAAAAACTTTGCATCTACAAGTTCTCTTGAAGGTGGTCGTAAGTATTTAATCTTAGATGAGTCTGACTATCTTAATCCTCAATCAACACAGCCTGCACTTCGTGGGTTCATGGAAGAGTTTCATAAGAACTGTGGTTTTATTCTTACTTGTAATTACAAGAACAGATTAATTGAACCATTGCACTCTAGATGTGGTAGTATTGATTTTAAAATAACAAAAAAAGAAAAACCACAACTTGCAAATGCGTTCTTTAAAAGAGTAAAGAATATACTTGAGCAAGAGTCTATTAAATATGATGAAAAGGTTGTTGCAGAACTGATTAATAAATACTTTCCAGATTGGAGAAGAACTCTAAATGAAATGCAAAAGTATTCTGCTTCTGGTCAAATAGATTCTGGAATACTTGTTAATTTATCGGAGGTAAGTATAAATGAACTTATGGACGCACTTAAAAAGAAAGAGTTCACAGTTGTTAGAAAGTGGATTGTTAATAATTTGGATAATGACCCAAATCGTATGTACCGTCTTGTTTATGATTCTTTGTATGATTATCTTGATGGTAGTACTATTCCTCATGCTGTTCTCCTCATTGGAAAATATTCTTACCAGTCGGCATTCGTTGCAGACCAAGAAATAAATATGTTGGCTTGTATGACTGAATTAATGTCTACGGTGAAATTCAAATGAGTTATGAATTAAAAGAATATCTAAAAGCAATCAATCAGTCTAAAGAAAAACTGATGGATACTGAAGATGAAGTCTGGGAAAAGAAATACCCAGCCTATATTGTAAATAAATGTCTTGCACCATCTGATATGCAAACTTGTTTAATTGTTAATGAAGTCAACGGACTTTCACACCTAGACAATAAACTTCAGTTTGATTTTTTGATAAATAGTCTTAGAAGAATGAATAGATATTCTCCTTGGCAGAAAGCTAAGAAGATAAGTGATATAGAGTATGTAAAAGAGTATTATGGATATAGTAATGAAAAGGCTAGGTCTGCACTCACCATACTTAATAATGAACAGATTAAATATATAAAGAAGAAATTGAATAAAGGTGGAAGACATGGAAAAAACTATTAATTGGTCGCAAGACCAAATGTTGGAAGTTGTATTAAAAGAACCAGACGATTTCCTTAAGGTAAGAGAAACACTATCTCGTATAGGTGTTGCCTCCAGAAAAGAAAAAAAGTTATATCAGTCTTGTCATATACTGCACAAGCAAGGTAAGTACTATATCGTACATTTCAAAGAACTATTTGCATTAGATGGTAAAGAAACAAATCTATCAGAGAATGATATTGCAAGAAGAAACACAATCGCAAAATTATTAAATGATTGGAATCTAGTAGAAGTAAAAGGAAGTATGGAGCCTGCAGCTCCTCTGAGTCAGATTAAGATATTAGCATTTAAAGATAAAGACGAATGGACATTAGAAACAAAGTATAATATTGGCAAAAAGAAAGAGGACTAACAGTGGATAAATTTTCCGACTTTATTTCAGAACAGAAGAATGAACAACCTTATAGGTTTGTAAATTTAATTCATCATACACCAGATGACCCTAATAAAACTGGTGATTTGATGGTTGCAGAGGCAAAAAAATTAGGTATAAATGATACCTATCAGTTGAATGTTGATGGGGGGTATCTTACACTTAATGGAAAAGGTAGCCTAGTTGCTCATAACTTTTCAGTTGAAGAGGGAAAAGTTGTATCTGCGACCACGACTAAAAATTCAGATAAAAAAATAATACACGACAAAGAGGGTTTTGAAATTTCACCAGAGAACACTATTTGTTTTGTTAGAGTTGCAATAGGTAGAGGATATCACTTACTAGAACAATTAAGGTTACATGGTGTAAAAACTGTTAACTCAAGGTATTGTCATATGATATGTGATGATAAATGGTTTAATTATGTTGCATTAGAAAGAAGTGGTTTTAGACAACCCAAAACTGATTTAATATCACATATAGAAAATCTTGACACACCAATAAAAAATATTGGAGGCAAATATCCTATGATATTAAAGAGTGCGTCTGGTACACAGGGAGTTGGTGTTATTTTTATAGACTCAAAACAAGCATTACTCTCAACTATGCAGTTAATTAATAAGATAGATGAAAATGTGAGAATGGTAATACAAGAGTATATAAAAACACCTTATGATGTTAGAGCCATGGTTTTAAATGGTGAAGTGGTTGGACAATTAAAAAGACCAATCATTACTGGAGATTTTAGAAGTAATATAAGTCAGGGTAATGAACCAGAAAAAATAGAACTCACAGAATTAGAAAAGAGTGAGTGTATAAAAGTTGCAAAAGAAGTTGACGGAATGTGGGTAGGAGTAGATTTTATACCATCAAAGGATAGAGAAAAAGAGTCACCATATTTTATAGAGGTAAATAGTTCGCCTGGCACCACACACATAAGTGAATTAAATAATGTTAACATTCACAAAAAAGTTATTGAAACATTTAAAAATAGAGAAAACTGGAGAAAACTATGAGTATAATATTAGACGCATTAAAAAAGAAATACGAAGCTGAGATTGAAGAGGGAAAAGTAAACATTAAAGTTATGTTAAATAATCCAACCTCTATTCCAGAACATTCAAAATTCCTAGAAGAACTAGATGTACATCTTGGAAAGATTGCAGAAGCAGAAGATAAATTAGGTGTAATTAATAATCACTTCGACAGTAGTCAAGAACTATTAAACGAAGACGTTCAGATGGCACTTAAGTTGTAGATGGACAAACAAGTAAAAGATATACTACTTAAAGAAATCAAAAGACAAGAAACTACAGTAGAACTAATTGCAAGTGAAAACTTTGCAAGTCAAGCTGTAATGGATTTGTGTGGTTCAGTATTCACAAACAAGTATGCAGAAGGATATCCAAGTAAGAGATATTACAATGGTTGTGAGTACATGGACGAAGTAGAACAACTTGCAATAGATGAGGTCAAAAAACTATATTACTGTTCTCATGCAAATGTTCAACCACATTGTGGTGCAAACGCAAACACAGCTGTCTATCAAGCATTTCTAAAACCAAACGATACTATTCTTGGAATGGACTTAGCATCTGGTGGACATTTAAGTCATGGTTCTAAACCAAACATATCTGGTAAGATATTTGATGCACATTACTATGGTGTCAATGATGAAGGTTGGTTAGACTATAATGTGATTGAAGACCAAGCAAAGAAACTTAAACCTAAAATGATTGTTGCTGGTGCAAGTGCATATTCCAGACTAATAGATTGGAGTAAGTTTAAAGTTATTGCAGATGAAGTCGGTGCAATACTGTTATGTGATATGGCACATTACTCTGGATTGATTGCTGGTGGACATTATACTAATCCAGTACATTATGCAGATGTAGTTACTTCTACCACACATAAAACATTACGAGGCCCAAGAGGTGGTATTATACTATGGAATAATGATGAGTACACAAAGAAACTAAACTCTGCGATATTTCCCGGCACTCAAGGTGGCCCACTAATGAATATGATTGCGTCTAAAGCACAAGCATTCAAAGAAGCAAATACCACAGACTTTATACAATACATCAAACAAGTCATAGATAACGCACAAGTTATGAGTGAAGTGTTTATGGATAATGGATTTAATGTATTGACTGGTGGTACAGATAGTCACTTGATGTTGGTTGATTTAAGTGATAAGAAATACTCTGGTAGAGAAGCTGCAGATTTACTAGAAGATAATGGAATAACTGTAAACAAAAATGGAATACCAAATGACCCTAGAAGTTTTGTAGAAACATCTGGTATTCGAATAGGTACAGCTGCAGAAACAACCAGAGGTCATGGTGCAGATTGGTTCAGAGATTTGACCAAGAGGATAATTGATATACTTTCTTGACAAACCCCTTTTATTATGGTAAATTTATATTATGAAGTTTTATACAAATGTCGTTAGATACGGTAACAACCTTCTTATAAGAGAAGTCAATAATGGTGAGAGGTCGAATCGTAAAGTAAAGTATTCGCCTACCATGTATATGAGAGTTGGTAAACCGACAAGCCATAAAAGTCTTGATGGTCGATTTGTGACTCCTGTCAAACATGAAACTATGAAAGAATGTAACGAATGGTTACAATCTTATGAAAATCAAAAACATCTTATATTTGGTAATACACTTCACGCATATAGCTATATTGCAGATACTTATCCTAATACAGTAAACTGGGATATTGACCAGATACTTATTGTTACTATGGATATTGAGGTTCAATGTGAAAATGGTTTTCCTAATCCTAGAGATGCAGCTGAACCTTTACTTTCTATTACAATCAAAAATCATCAGAACAAACACATTATGGTTTGGGGTATCGGTGAATTTAAAAACAATCGTGATGATGTTGGTTATGTAGAGTGTAGAGATGAAAAACATCTTATACAAGAGTTTCTAAAGTTTTGGGAGAAGAACCAACCAGATGTGATTACGGGCTGGAATACTGAGTTCTTTGATATTCCTTATTTACACAATCGTATTGTAAAACTATATGATGACAAAGAAGTAAAAAGACTATCGCCTTGGCGTAATGTATATTCCAAAGAAGTTTACATGATGGGTAGAAATCATCAAGTGATTGATATTCAAGGTGTGTCTGCATTAGATTACTTTGACCTATATCGTAAGTTTACTTATACAAACCAAGAGAAATATACTCTTGACCATATTGCATTTGTAGAACTTGGTGAAAGAAAAGAAGGTAATCCTTATGATACATTTAGTGAGTGGTATCAGAAAGACTATCAATCCTTTATCGAATACAATATCACAGATGTGGAGTTAGTGGACAAACTTGAAGATAAGATGAAATTAATCGAGCTTGCACTCACTATGGCTTATGATTCTAAAACAAACTATATGGACGTTCTTGGTACAACAAAGTATTGGGATATTATTATTTACAACTATCTCAGAAAGAAAAACATTGTTGTCCCTCAAAGAATCAGTTCATCTAAATCTGAGAAGTTTGAGGGTGCTTATGTGAAAGACCCTATCGTGGGTATGCATAAGTGGGTGATGTCATTTGACTTGAACTCTCTATATCCACATCTGATTATGCAATATAATATATCAACAGAAACACTTGTATCACAAAACAAAGTTCCTAATATGAAGGTAGATAAACTACTACATAAAGAGTTTGATACAAGTAAGTTAGATAAGAATCATACTATGACACCTAACGGTGCAATATTCAGAACTGACAAGAAAGGTTTTCTTCCACAACTTATGGAAGATATGTATAATACCAGAACTGAATACAAAAGAAAGATGTTGGAGGCTAAACAAGAATATGAAAACACTAAAGATAAAAAACTACTCAAAGACATTTCAAAATACAACAATATTCAAATGGCTAAAAAGATTTCACTCAACTCTGCGTATGGTGCTATCGGTAATGCATACTTTAGGTATTTCAATTTACTCATTGCTGAAGGTATTACTACGAGTGGTCAGTTATCTATTCGCTGGATTGAGTTTGCTCTTAATAGGTATCTCAATAAGACTTTGGGTACTACTGATGAAGATTTCGTGGTTGCAAGTGATACCGATTCGGTGTACATTACATTTGACAGACTTGTTAATAAAGTGTTTAAATCACAGTCAGATGTTGGAAAGATTACCGACTTCTTGGACACTATCGCTAAGGAAAAGATTGAACCTTTTATTGATAAAAGTTATCAAGATTTGTCTGAATATCTCAACTGTCATTCCCAAAGAATGAATATGAAACGAGAAGTGATTGCAGACAAAGCAATCTGGACTGCAAAGAAAAGATACATTCTTAATGCGTGGGATATCGAAGGTGTTCGATACAAAGAACCACAACTTAAACTTATGGGTATCGAGGCTATCAAAAGTTCTACTCCTGCTCCTTGTCGTAAGAAACTCAAAGAAGGTATAAAAATAATTATGTCTGGTGATGAGAAAATGCTAAATACATTCATACAAGATTTTAGGAAAGAGTTTATGGATTTACCACCAGAAGAAATTGCATATCCAAGAAGTGTGAATGGATTAAGTAAATGGTCTAATAGTGCAAACCTATTCAACAAGGGTGCTCCTATTCATGTGAAGGGTGCAATACTGTATAATCATCTTGTCAAACAAAAGAAACTAGGACACAAGTATCCATTTATTCAAGAGGGTGATAAGATTAAGTTTCTCAATCTAAAACTACCAAACAAGTATCAATGTACAGCCATGACCTTTATAACTAAGTTACCAAAAGAACTTGACATACACTCTCTAATAGACTATAATGTACAGTATGAAAAGAGTTTTGTTGAACCCCTTAAATTTATTACAGATAAAATATCGTGGAATATAGATAAATCGTTTGGAACACAGGGTAACTTATTGGATTTCTTATGATGAATGAAGAGTTATATCAAATACTAAAACAAAGTTGTAATTCAAATGGATTACCAGTGATGAATAGAAGTCAATTTGTTGCAACAGTTGATAAGTTTGGTAAAGAGGATTTTCGTACAACTCTTGCAGAATATATCACAAAAGAAAAACCACCATTTCCTTTTCACGAGTTTGACCAGAAAAGAGTAGTTGATACTTTTCACAAATTAATAAAAGCTGACTTTACTGATTTTTTTACAACATCAAAGAATGATAGAGTGATTGAAAAGTATGATGATTACAAATATCCATATAGTAAATATGGATTAGGTGTTATTGAAGCATCACCTAAATTTAATTATGTTAGTGATTCTTTTATGAATGACTTACGACTAGCGTGTGGTTCTTATGGATATAAATCACCTGTCCAAAGATGGAATGATTGTGATAATCTTTGGGGTGCGTTTGGGCCTATCTTTCGTGGTGTGAATGATACGCAAGAGTTGAATGGTAGAATTTTTATAATGGCTTTCAGACTTGGAACTTATATTGCAACACAGTTTAAACCTATTGTTGCAAAAGTCATATATGAAATGTCTGATGCAAAAACTGTATTAGATACCTCTATGGGTTGGGGTGATAGACTTACTGCGTTTTATGCCTCTAGTGCAACACATTATATTGGTTGTGACCCAAATCCAAGTACATTTGCAAGATATAAAAAAATGATAAAGTTTTATGATAAATTAACAGGTGGTAAAAAGACAACACAAATTTACAACTGTGGTGCAGAAGACTTGCCTTGGGACGAGATTAAAAATGTTGACTGTGCGTTTACAAGTCCTCCATATTTTTCTACAGAGAGATACAATGAGGGTGGTGATAAACAAGAGCTGCAGTCTTGGTTCAAGTTCAATGAATATGAAAAATGGAGAGATGATTTTTATTTACCTGTGTCACAAAAGACATTTAATTCCTTAAGTGATAAAGGTGTAATGTTGATAAACATACTTGACCCAAAGATAAAGAGTAAAAGGTATCGTTCTGGTGATGAACTTGTGGATATGTTGAAAGATAATTTTATGGGTCAGATAGGAATGAGAATAATGCAAAGACCTCAAGGAGCTGCTGTATTCAAAGATGAGGAAGGTAACTTTGATAAACAAAAGATGGACGAGTTTATGAATAAGATATACATAGAAAATGTCTGGTACTTTGCAAAGAATAAAAATACGGATATATTTAAACATACTAAAAGAGGAACATTAGAGGACTTTTTGTAATGAAAACTTGGCAAAAAGGTATAGAGTTAGAAAAATTATTAGAGTTGGAAAAAATGTGGATAGGTTATAATGAAAAAACACTTTCTCCATTCTTACAAATGAAGAAAAATAGTATTGCAAGTGTAATTGACGCAAAAATGTATGATTATACAGAGGATTACGCAATATATACGAAGATTTATAAAGTTAAATCGAAAATAAAAATGTATTCTGGGTATGATATAATTATTAGTTCGATTGAGCCTGGTGAAAGAGTTATTAATAAAATTTCCTACAAAGATAAAAATAAGATAATAGAAAAAATAAAATCTTACGAAGAAAATACTTTTTTATATGTTCACGAAGAAGATGATGAAGATAAAAATATAGTTGATATTTGTGGTTTCAAAAAAATTGGTGTAAAAATAAATACATTCGGAGATGTTCTTGGTGTATATTTTAAAGGAAAACCTACAATATTTGGTGAGAGAGAGTTTCCTGAACTTAATAAAATTATTAAAGAAGAGCATTATATTTTAAAAAAATTTAATGTACCAGATTTTTCTAAACTTTGTAATTCTATTTTGTTAAAACTAAATGAAAAAAATATACACTTTACAAATCATTATTCTAATTATAATAAAGGAAAATCTTGGAGTGCAATTTCTTTGAGAGGATACACAGAGGATTTTAGTTTTATAACAAAACCAGATGAAATGAATAAAAAATGGAAGAATGAAAATAAAGATATAGAATTTAAATTAAGAGATACAGTATTAAGAAAGGATTTTCCAGAAGTTGAAATTATAATCAAAAATTTTAAATCAGTGCCACATAGAATAAGATTTATGAATTTAAAATCTAAAGGTGGTGAATTACAAAGACATACAGACCAAGTTGACCCAGATGCAGGCATAATGAATGGTAAGTTAATGAGAGTTCATATTCCAATAGTAACTAATAATAATGTAATATTTGAACAGTGGGATTGTAATGGTAAAAATAAAAAGGTAAATATGAAAGTTGGAGAGAGTTGGTATCTTGATGTAAGAAAACCACATAGAGCTGTAAACAACGGAGATAGTGTTAGAACTCATCTAGTAATTGATTTTGAATCAAATGAGTATTTAAGAGGTTTATTATGAATTTAACACCAATAGAAAAACACAATGAAATTTTATTTAAAAGAGATGATTTATTTTGTCCTTACGGTGATGTTAATGGTGGAAAGGTAAGACAGACAATTAATCTTATTAAAAAACATAAACCAAAGGGTGTGATAGCTGCTGTATCTGTTCATTCACCTACTGGGCCAGTCATTAGTAGAGTTGCAAAATATTATAATATTCCTTGTATTATTGCAGTTGGTGGTACAAAGAAAGAAAATTTAGATAAGTTACCTATGATGAAATTAACAAAAAAATGGGGTGGAGATATACGAATAGTCGCTGGACATGGAATGAAAAATGTAGTATCAAGTAGAATGAAAACTATACAAAAAGAGGTGGGATATTTTGATATGGATTTTAGTAAACACATTTTTAGTGACGGTGATTTGATGTTTGATACTAATTCATATCAAGTGCAAAATATTCCAAATGAATTAGATGCGTTAGTTGTTTCTTTAGGTGTTGGTATTCAGTTTTCTTCTATACTAAAAGGTATAAAAAGATATAATAAAAAAGTAAAAAGAATTATAGGTGTTCAAGTTGGGCCTGATAGAAGAAAACTTATAGACTCATATTTGAATCAAAATCCACTATATGAAGAAAGATTTAATATTAATTATGAGCTACATCAAGATACAACTGCGTATAGTAAAGTTGTTGAGTATAAAATAAACAATTTTTATTTAGATGATATATACGAAGGTAAGGCATACAAGTGGTTATTAAATAATTTAGACTTAAATAAAAAAATATTATTTTGGTGTATAGGAAGGAGATTAAGAAATGATGAAGTGGAATCAATTTGTAAATGATGATGCGTTTAATGTATTTCCTAAGATAGATGATAATTGTGTAGATTTAACTTTTACAAGTTTACCAGATATATCTCAAACACCATTTCAAAAAGATATAGCAAAATATCAAGAGTTACAAAATAATGCTTGTGATGAAATGTCTAGAATTACAAAACCAAATGGATTTGTTGTCATATCACAAACAGATAGAAAAATAAACGGAGAAATATTAACAAATCATATAACTTATCATAATGCAATGACAAGAAATGGATTTAAGTTAAAAGACTATAAGATAATGGTTAGAAATTATCCAGTGGATAAAAAAGATATGTATTACTTTAATTATCAACATTGTTTAATATTTACAAAGAAAGGTACTATAAAAAGAAATGGAGAGTTTCTTAAAAATATATTAGTATATGATACGGTAAAAATGAAAAATATGAAAGGCCCACTACAATTATATGTATGGAATGAAAAATTTATAAAATTAATGATTAATTATTTATCAAAAGATAATGACAAAATTTTTGACCCATTTGCAGGCTCTGGTATTGTACCATATATTGCAAAAAATTTAAATAGACAATATCTTGGTTGTGAAATAAGTGAAGAAGTTTATAATGAATCTATTATGAAAAAAAATAATACACTAGATGAATTTATGACTTGACAAATACACCAAAGTTTGGTACTATAATAGTATAAGTGATTCGTTAATATAATAGAGAGGTTAATATGAAACAAGTAACAAAACAATTTACAGATATCAAAGACGGTATTAAGAACTTAATCAAGGCTGCAAACGCAGATTATTGTGATAACAGAAGTTATGGTTCTGAGGGAAAAACAGAAATAAGAACAAAGATGGAAGAACAGTTCAAGAATGGTTGGACTATTAAAGACGGTAAGAAATACATTGGTATTTACAAAACATTAGGTAATCAATCGTCAATCTGGGGTGGTGTCGTAAAAGAAGATAGTGCTAATGGTCTTTTGAAAAAAGGTGATATCCTTAAAGCTGCTGGTTACGGTACATACACAATGGTGGGTGCTGGTAGAAGAGGTAATGTCTTAGAAGGTAACTTTTCAGTTTCTTGGACTGGTGCTAACTACTTAATATAGAGAGGTGAATATGATTAAAATTATATCAATAGTATTATCAGTGACTTTTGTAGCAGGGTGCTCAACAGTTGCTGGTGTAGGTCAAGATGTCCAAGATGTGGCAAATTGGGGTCGAAATAAAATAGTTGAAAATGCTAATAAGAAAGAAGTAATTCAAGAAGAATTGACAGAAGAAGATTTAGATAGAATAGAAGAAGAATTAGAGGGGGATATATGATTTTATTTACAATAGGTTTAGTTATGATTATGACTGGTGTAGGGTTCGAGTCCCTACCCATATCATTCCTAGTGAGTTTCACTGGCCTTGCATTTATGTTTGGTGGTGTATATTATATGGTTGCTACAAATAGTGAGTATATAGATTAATGAGTTTCTATCTGCAAGACGCCTCTCAACCTCAACCTCAAAGTCTTGCTGATAGGGAGAACTTAATAATAATCGGTACGAATCGATTCGGTGTTTTACAAGGTGATGTACAAATTAGATAATGTGTAAGTCATTGAAATTATTAAGTTTTTTAGGGGGAGTTGACATGACTCCCCCTTTTTGGTATAATAAGGTATATGAGAAAAGAGATTGATAACAATAACAAAAGAGAGGTTGATATGACAATGACATTTAATGAAAACTTAGGTTTTCAATTCGAAAAATTTATCAGTGATGAGATAGTTCTTAATGGTATTCAAGGTGTTCAAGCTATCCTTGATATGATTAAAGATACTATTGATAACGGTGATACTGAAGATGCCAAGATGTGGATTTCAGAATTACAGAATGAACTACTTAATAATAACGTGAGAGGTTAATATGAGTAAACAAACAATTACAGTAAGTGAGTTACTAAAACAAGCAGAAACTGCTGGTCTTAAAGCTGGTTTGGAAATCGTTCCAACACCAGTGTATTTCAAAGATGCACACACTGGTCAGACATACGATAGTGCTGATGGTGCGTGTGGATTTGCTCACGTTAACATTAGCCCGGCCAGGGGAAAGTTTGTAAACTATCTAAAAAAGATAGGTAAAGGATATACTTCATATCAAGGTGGATATAATGTTCCTGCTGGTGGAGTTGAGTTAGGTCAGTCCATTACCAGAAAAGAAGCATACGCAGAAGCATTCGCAAAGGTTCTTCAAGATTGGGGAATCAAATGTTATGTGTCAAGTAGATTAGATTAATTTAAACAGAGAGGTTATTATGAAATTAACAATGAATGATATAAACAAGAAAAAACAAGATGCATATGATATCTATAATAAGTATCAAGCAACTATGACTGGTCAATCAAATGATGATATTGATAAGTTAGAGTGTGATTTTGATGAGTTAGCTGTAGAGTTAGGTTGGGAAAGTAGTGACCTTTGGGAAGTATGTGAAAACCAACATTCTGCAAGTCAGGGTTTATGAACATCATTGATGTAAAAGGTTCTTTTAAAAAACAAAGAGTATTTACTGAAGAAATTGCAAAGTGGTGTATTGGTGAGATACTTCCTAAAGTGCGAACTCTTGATATTACCATTAGTTTACTGAGTAAGTTAGATGGTGGTGTTGATGGTTATCAGTGGTCTGGTGAAAATAATCGACAACATTTTATTGAGATAAATAAAAATCTGATTGATGATGATTTTATCACAGCTGTTATGCATGAGATGGTTCATGTGAAACAAGATTATAGAAAAGATAAAAGACCCATAGAAGATAAAGAAAAAGAAGCATACGAACAACAAGAGATTTTATTCGAGAGGTGGTTAGAAAATGATAATTGAATCAATAATAGGTGGATTACTTATAATGACTCCCATAGATATGGGTAAGGATTACAGTGAACAATTACAAGAGGTAGGTCAAGCAAAATGTCTTGCAGACAATATGTATTTTGAGGCACGAAATCAAGGTACAGCTGGTATCATTGCAGTATCAAATGTGGTATTGAATAGAGTTGCAAGTGGTATGTACCCTAACACTGTATGTGAGGTAGTTAGACAAGGCCCACATAGAGAGAGTTGGAGAAAAGATGGAACATTTCACCCTGTCAGACATAGGTGTCAGTTTAGTTGGTATTGTGATGGTAAACCAGATAAACCTAGAAATATAAAACAGTATGATGAGATGTTTAGTTTTGCATTGATGATTATACAAGGTAAGATAAGTTTACTTGATATTACAGATGGTGCGTTGTGGTATCATGCAGATTATGTAAAACCATCTTGGGCAAGACATAAGAAGAGAACAACTGAGATAGGTGACCACATTTTTTATACAATTAAAGATGAGAAAGAGTAATGAATAAAAGACCTCACACAAAAACTACCCACAAACAAATTATTGATTGGGCAATGGATAATATTAATTCTAAAGATAGTATGTTTGGTGAAGAATGGAGTGATACTTTACAAAAATATGTTAAATGGGGTGAATGTGGATATGGTGTTGATGCATCTGAAATGGCTACTCATTGTTGGAGATGTGGACATGAAGAACCAGCACTTGAAAAATGTCATGTTATTCCATATGCTTTAGAGGGTAAAGATGAACCATCTAATTTTAGATTATTCTGTCATTCGTGTCATTTAGAACAACCAAATGTAAAAGATTATGAAGCAACAGATAAGTGGGTAAGAGAAACAAATGTTGGAACATATAATACTTTTTGGAAAATAAGAGAAATCCATTCTTCATTATATAATGAAGTTACAAATCATTGGGGAGAAAAACTCAATGATGCTACAAAAAAATGGTTAGTTGAAGAATTTAAAAAAAGAGTAAAGAAAAAATTTGGTTACATTGATGAAAGAATGACGAGGTGTTTAATAAAATGAATATATTCTATCTAAATGAGAGTGCTCAAATATCTGCACAAGAGCAATGTGATAAACACGTTTGTAAAATGACCATAGAGTATTGTCAATTACTATCTACTACCCATAGAGTTTTAGATGGTGTAGATTATTATGATGAAACTAGAAATGGTAGAAGAATTAAAAGATGGTTGTTACCAGATGAAAGAGAAGTTTATCTGATGAAGGCCAGTCATGTCAATCACCCATCAAATATCTGGGCTAGAAAATGTGCAGAGAATTATGATTGGTTATTGGATATGTGGGTTAGCACTTGTTATGAGTTTGAATACAGATACGAGAAAAAACATAAGACACTAGAGAGATTAAAGTACTTGACAAACAGACCAAAGAATATTATAATCAATGGTAGTACGACTGAGATGCCTCAATGTATGCCAGACTATTGTAAAGTAAAAGACAATCCAATACAAGGTTACAAGTCTTACTATATAAACGAGAAGAACAAATTCGCAACTTGGAAGAAAAGACAGATTCCAAATTGGTATATTGAAGGATTAAATTATGGTTCTAAGAACAATGGACAAAGCATTGCGTGAATCTGTCAGACGCACTCCAGAACAAGAGATAAAAATGACAGCAACTTTAACAGTAGGTGAATTACAAATTATGCAAGAAGATATGAAACAATTAACAAAATCTTATTATGAATCTTTAACAAGGATAAAAGAGCTTGTAGAAGAAGTAGAGCAACTAAAGAATGAAGTTGAATCTTTGAAGGGTGATAAAGTTGAGTTACGAAGTATAAGAGGACACTAATGCCGACTTATATAATTACAGACACTAAGAAGAAAAAAACATTTGATGTGTTTTGTTCTTGGAATAGACTACAAGAGTTACTCAAAGAAAATACACATTGGGTCAAGGGTATCACTGCAGCTGCAATCGTGGGTGACCATGTCACTGCAAAAACTGATGGTGGTATGAAAGAAGTCTTTTCAAAGATTGCAGACAAACACCCTAATAGTGCTCTTGCAGATAGATATGGTGGTAGTAAAACAAATGCATCTGTTAAAGCAAAAACACTTGCAAAGAAACATGGTCTGGTAAAAGACGGTGGACAAAATTTAAGTAAGAGATTTAAGAAGAATAAAACAACAGGACTGTTTTAATATAAATAGACTGTGTATCGTCAATTGTTGCGTGTACACAACATAGTGGTAGGGAGAAATCTCTACCACAGTTATATTATTAAGGATTAGATAATGCCAAAGAAAAAAAAAGAAATAAGTTCAAGTAATTTAATAAAAGTAAAACCAATTACAGAAGGTCAAAAGACTGTTTTTGAAACTTGGAAACAAGGAAAGAATCAGTTTCTCTTTGGTTGTGCTGGAACGGGTAAAACTTTTGTATCATTATATCTTGCATTACAAGATGTGATGAACTTACAAACAAAATATGATAAAGTTATATTAGTGCGTTCATTAATACCAACAAGAGAAATAGGTTTCTTGCCTGGCGATGAGGAAGATAAAGCTGCACTATATCAAGTACCATATCAGAATATGGTTAAGTTTATGTTCGAACAACCTAACGAACAATCATTTAATATGTTGTATGATAAATTGAAAAATCAAGGTAGCTTGTATTTTTTATCAACATCATTTTTAAGAGGTCTAACTTTTGATAACTCAATCATAATAGTTGATGAGTGTCAAAACTTAAACTTTCACGAGTTAGATACCATCACTACAAGGGTAGGTCAAGATTCTAAAATAATATATTGTGGTGATTTTAGTCAAACAGATTTATTAAAACAAAACGAAAGAAATGGATTGCATGACTTCCTTAGAATATTAGAAGAGATGCAAGAGTTCAACTGTGTTGAGTTCAATATAGGCGACATAGTTCGTTCTGGATTTGTAAGAAACTATTTAATCCAGAAAACAAAACTAGGTATGGGAATGGAATAATGGATATAGAAAAACTTAGAAAACAATTAGAAATTGACGAAGGAGTCAAATATGAAATTTACAATGACCATCTTGGTCTTGCTACATTTGGGATTGGTCATTTGGTTATACCGAGTGATAAGGAACATGGAGAACCGATTGGGACAGTCATATCCGAAGAAAGAGTCAAGGAATGTTTCGATAAAGACGTACAATCAGTATTAAGAGATTGCACTTTATTATATAAAGACTTTGATGAACTACCAGAAGAAGTACAACAGATTGTTGCAAACATGATGTTCAATATGGGTTATGGTAGATTATCTAAATTCAAAGGAATGAAACGAGGCGTTGATGCAAAAGATTGGAACAAGGCTGCAGATGAGATGATTGACAGTCGTTGGTATAAACAAGTTACAAATAGGGCTCAAAGATTAGTTGACAGAATGAGAAACGTCTGATACAATATATTACATTATGACATTTAAACATTTAGAAGTAAAACTTCCTAAAGTTATACAAAGAAACAAAGCATTACCTAGTGGTGGTCGTGGATACGAAACACCAGATGGAAAGTTGTATCCATCAGTTACCACAGTATTATCCATAAGAAATAAAGAAGGTATATTCGAATGGAGAAAGAGAGTAGGTAATGATGTTGCAAACTATATTATGAGAACAGCTGCATCAAGAGGAACTGCTGTACATAAAATGTGTGAGGATTATCTAAACAATCAACATCTTTCTTGGCCTGATGAGTTTGCGAAACATAAGACAAATAACTTTCTTGCATGGTCTATGTTTGTTCAGATGAGAGATATACTTGGTAATGTAGATAATATTAGGTGTCTTGAGAGTAGCCTATATAGTGATGAACTAAAACTTGCTGGACAAGTTGATTGTATCGCAGAGTATAAGGGTAAGTTATCTATCATAGATTTCAAAACATCTACCAAAGAAAAGAAAGAAGAATGGATTGAAAACTATTATATACAGACTTGTGCCTATGCACAGATGTTTGAAGAGAGGACAGGACAAGAAATAAATCAACTTGTCATATTAATAGTTACACAAGATGGTACTGTACAAGAGTTTGTAAAAGACAAGAAAGAATATCTACCATTACTTGACAGTGCATTAAAAGATTGGTATAGTAAAAACCAATAGGAGATATTATGAGTGATTTTTTAAAAGATATTATTAAGACAACTGGAAATGAATATGCAGCTTTAGTTGCAGACGGAGTAGAGGCTGGTGATGTAGATAGTTTTATTGACACAGGTTCATATGTGTTTAACGCATTGTTATCTGGTTCAATACATGGTGGATTACCAGCAAACAAAATAACTGCATTAGCTGGTGAGAGTGCAACAGGTAAGACATTCTTTCTAATGGGTATTGTTAAAAACTTCTTAGATGCAAATCCAAAGAGTGGTGTTGTATACTTTGAAAGTGAAAGTGCAATTACAAAACAGATGGTGATTGATAGAGGTATAGACCCAGAGAGAATGGTTATCGTTCCAGTTACAACGGTTCAAGAGTTTAGAACACAGTCATTAAGAATATTAGATAGATATATGCAAGAAGATGTAAATGTTAGAAGACCTTTATTCTTATGTTTAGATTCGTTAGGTATGTTATCTACAACTAAAGAAGTAGAAGATACAGCAGACGGTAAAGAAACAAGAGATATGACTAGAGCTCAAGTATTGAAGGCTGCATTCAGAGTGTTGACTTTGAAACTTGGTAAAGCAAAAGTTCCTATGGTTGTAACGAATCATACTTACGACAGTATGGGTTCAATGTTTCCAACAAAAGAAATGGGTGGTGGTTCTGGATTGAAGTATGCAGCCTCATCTATTATATTCTTATCCAAGAAAAAAGAGAAAGATGGTACAGAAGTTGTTGGTAATATTGTTCATTGTAAGAACCATAAATCAAGATTGACTATAGAGAACAAGATGGTTGATGTAAGATTATCCTATGAAAAAGGTCTTGACAAATACTATGGATTGTTAGATATTGCAGAGAAGTATAACATATTCAAGAAGGTGTCAACAAGATACGAACTACCAGATGGTTCTAAACAATATGGTAAATCTATTATGAGTGAACCAAAGAAATACTTTACAGAAGATATAATGAAACAAATCGAAGAAGCTGTAGGTAAAGAATTTAAGTATGGATAATTATATAAAGTGTTATGATAACGTAGTAACAGATGAGTTTTGTGAAAATGCAGTCACAAAATTTGAAGGTGATTATACTCAACACGAACAATGGCCAAAAGATAATATATTTTTCACTCAAATCAATTTACAAAAAAGTGGTATGTGGGACGAAGAACAAACACATTTAAAAAAAGTGTTTGAAAAATATATCAAGTTATATAAAAAAGAATGTGAGATTGATGGTAACCAGTGGCCTAATAGTTTTGGATTAGAACCTTTTAGAATAAAAAGATACTTACCTGATGGACAAAACTTTCCACCACACGTTGATGTAAACACAAAAAACAACTGTAGTAGATTTCTTGCTTTCTTTCTATACTTGACAAACAACAAAGAAGGTAGTACAATATTTACTAAACATGAAGTGAAATCATCTTGTACGAAGGGTTCACTTTTAATATTTCCACCGAACTGGTTGTATTTACATTCTGGTGAAAAGTGTGTGGAAACAAACAAATATATTATAGGTAGTTATGCTCATTACATTAAATAATTGTTGTTCAAAAACTTATCTAGACTCTATGAGGTTATTATCACAGAGAAGTGACCAATGGAACTTTAGATATCCAGAAGGTAAGCTTTTTGAACAGAGGTTTGCAAAGATAAATCTAGTACCAGATAATCAAGACACATCTCTCTCTGGTATGGCTATGGGTTTATTGTTACAAATCTATGATGCTGGTGGATACAAATACTTCGAACCAGAGGTTAAGTTCTGTGGTATATCAGTCAAAGGTGTAGGTATAGATGACCCACACACAGATACTTGGGATAAGGATACAGTCAAAATTCTAGGATTGTTAAATAGTGATTGGAATAGTGAAACAATGGGTGGTGGGTTTATGCACGATAATAAATTACACTTCCTGAAGCCTACAAGTTTCGTTATATTTGATTCCAATAAAGTACATTGTGCTCAAGATGTTTTGACAGATAAGAAAAGATTCGCAATAGATTACGCAGTGAAAAAGATATGAGTATAAGAGATAAGTTTGCATATGTAACAACTAAAGAACAAGACCAAACTTTGATAGGTATTAAAGAAGGTAAGTTTGCTGGTGTGGTATACAAATATGGTAAAGTATCATTTGCAGAAAAAGAAGATGAAAATGGTAACTTGCCAATGAGGTTTCAATATGATATAGTAGATAATAATGGAATACCAAGAGAACAATTTGGTGAAGATTTTTTCACCCTTATAGGAGATATCCTAGTAGAAGTAATAGAGGAACAAGCAAATAATGAATCAGTCGATAGAAAGAACAGCTCTAAGTAACTTAATCACGAATGAAGATTACGCAAGAAAAGTAATCCCATTTCTAAGAAGTAACTATTTTAAAGTAAGAGAAGAAAGAATTGTATTTGAAGAAATACAAAAGTTTGTCGACAAGTATAAGAAGATACCTACCAAAACTGCACTAGAAATAGAAGTAGATAATAGAAAAGATTTAAGTCAAGATGACCATAGTAAAATTGTAAAACTTATTACAAGTTTAAATTCTACAGATGTAGATTTAGAATGGCTACTTGAAACAACAGAAAAGTTTTGTAAAGACAAAGCTATATACAATGCGATTGTAGATGGTGTAGAGATTATCGAAGGTAAAGATAAGAAGAGAACACCAGATGCAATACCAGATATTCTTACAGAAGCACTTGGTGTTTCATTTGACAACAGTGTAGGACACGATTACCTAGCTGATGGTCAACAAAGATACGACTACTATCACAAAAAAGAGGAGAAGATACCGTTTGATTTAGAATTTTTCAACAAGATAACAAAGGGTGGGTTACCACCAAAGACACTAAACATTGCACTGGCTGGAACTGGTGTAGGTAAGAGTTTGTTTATGTGTCATGTAGCATCTAGTTGTCTTGCACAAGGAAAGAATGTATTATACATTACAATGGAGATGGCAGAGGAAAAGATTGCCGAAAGAATAGATGCAAATATGATGAACGTAGAAATTAAAAACTTGCCAGAATTATCTAAGATGATGTTTGACGATAAACTTACAGAGATTAGAAAAAAGACAAGTGGTAAACTAATAATTAAAGAATACCCAACTGCGTCTGCACATAGTGGACATTTTAGAGGGTTAATCAAAGAACTAGCTATTAAGAAGTCATTTAAACCAGACATTGTGTTTATTGACTATCTCAATATTTGTGCATCAAGTAGATTTAAAGGTGGTACAAATATCAATTCATATACAATCATAAAGTCGATTGCAGAAGAGCTAAGAGGACTTGCAGTGGAAACAAATGTTCCATTCATGTCTGCAACCCAAACAACCAGAACAGGTTTTGTATCTAGTGATATAGGACTGGAAGATACTTCTGAAAGTTTTGGACTACCTGCTACTGCTGACCTTATGTTTGCACTCATATCCACAGAGGCCTTAGAAGAAATAGGTCAGATGCAAGTTAAACAGTTGAAGAACAGATATAACGACCCCAGCATGAACAAACGATTTGTTGTGGGAGTGGATAGAAGTAAGATGAGATTATATGATGTTGAATCACAAGCACAAATGGAGATAGTAGACAATGGTCAAAATAAACTTAATAAAGAATTTGAGAAACCGTCTTTTGGGAAAAACACGAAAGACAAA